ATTCGACGAGGTAGTACACCACGCCTTCTTCGGTCATACGCATGGAAACAACAGGACCTTCCGGTACCACAGCCTTAACGCGAACCAAGTCGCCTTTCTTAAACATAAGTTACTCCTTAAGCAGCGTCGAGGCTGAAAGTGTAAGTCACATTGAGCGTGTCACCAGAGGCTACGCTACGGTCGCCCGGAGATTGGAAGTCCGAGGCCGAGAATAGTACGCCGAGTGCGCCGCCTTTGACGTTGTTACTAATCAAAAACGCTCCGCCTACCACTTGCGTTGCGTTAATGTTGAACTGCGCCGGTGAGACAGAGTTCGTAATCACTGACGGATCAGCGTTCGTGGGCGAGCCGAATACACAAGCAGGGCGCGTGGCGTTACTGTACGGAGTTACTTCCGTCCAGCCCGGGTGAAGTGCAGCGGTATCTGAAGCAGCCGGGCTGTTCGACGCCGCAGCGCCATAGAGGCCGATGTACCAAGTAGCCGTGTAGGTGCTACCAAGGAAATACTTGTCGTTCATGTCTTGGAGCCCCGCATTTACTACGAGGTTCGCGGACTCAGCGGCCCACTTCAGGTTGCCGTCCTTATCCCGACACTCAACGCGGTACACGCCACCAGCCCGGGCGGTTTCCGTCGAACTAAACAAACGCTCAAGAGCAGCGCCAACTGCGTCTGCTGTCTTAGCCTTTTCTTTAAACATATCTATCTCCTTAAGTGAAGCGAAGCAGCGCAGAACTAGACGAATTAGTGGGCATCTGCACCGTGAAGGTGTTAGTAGCGGTCTTGTCCGCGCCAAAACTCAGCACCGCTATCGACTTGTTACTCTTGCTTGCGTTGTAGATAAGGCCCCCTGCCGCTGTAAAAGCCGCCGGGTTCCATACAGCGTTGTTGAAATTGACGTAGACCACACTGTTTGACGTGTTAATAGTCACCCCGGTCAGGACTACGCCACCTGCCGAGTACCCCGTGCCGCTTACTTCGTTCGTCGTGGAGTACACCGTAGTGTTCTCGTCGAGCGTGGCGTTACTCGTGTACAGAGCAAGTCTGATCGTATCCGTCAGAAGGTCATGCTGCCCCTTCAGGATTTGATCTTTAAAACTGAGCGTGAGCGTCTGGAAAATCATGACGCGACCGGCAACCTAACCTGCCCAGAACGATACGAGTCACGGCGGTTGAGGCCGTCGCCCATACGGAGAATCAACTGCAACGCTTCCTGATACTTCTGCTCGTAGTACTGCATCATATCGGCCTCACCCTTCAGGTAAGTGTAGGCTTCACGCAGCGATCCGTATAACAGAACAGTCTCAAAGTTATCACCGACCCAAGATGTCCCCGCCGTAACGATGGATTCAGGGTAATAGTAATAGTGCATCTCAACCTGATAGTTGCTATCAGGCGTCGGACCAAGAATGAACGTGTTCTTGTCGAAAATGGCGTAGTACTTGGGTACCCCTGAGTCATCCGGGTCTGGGAAAGACTGGCGGATGAAGTTCACGTCCTTATCGAGCAAAAACTCTTGAGCGTTCGTAACCGGGTTAATCACGGCCAAAGAGAACGTAGCAAGCCAGTCCGGCGGCATCGTTAGGTACTTATTGTTCGGGGTCAACGTACCGATCTGATTACGCCGAATGGCTGGGATCTGAACCGAGTTGTAGATCCGCTCTTCCGCAAGTTGTACAAAGGTAGGAATGTTCGCCACGAACGACGATTCCGTCGATTCGCAGTACTGCTGTACCAGTGTTACAAGCGTTGCGTAGTTCATTAACTATCAACTCCAGCCAGCACGAACCTTGCCGTTGTTCTGCAGATTAATCTGCGAGACAAACTTCTTACCCTTGGTGGCAGCGCCAGCGCCACGCATGTCCATGTGCGTAACGCCTTTGTTGACATCCTTCTCAGGATAGCCGTTTTCGCCGGTCGAATCCGTGTTCGGCTTAGTCTTGCCCATGTCTTTCATGTGGCTTACCTCGGGCCAGAAGAGCCACGCATCGGGCTGCGCTGGTTCATCACCTTCGCCATGCCACGACCGTACTTCTTCATCTCGCTATTGGTCTTACCGCCAGCACGCATCTTTTTCGTACCGTGCATGGAAGTCTCATGCTTACGCACTTCTTCCTTAGCAATCTTACGCATACCGTTCTTCATCTCAATCTCCTAGGTCACTACGACCGTTACATTGCCTACCTCGCTTTTTGAGACGAGATAGTTAGGGGTCAACCCCGCATCATCTGCCCGAGCGCCACCAATCGGGTTCCAACCCCATTGGATCATTCTACTACCACCTGCACCGTCATTACCGGGCGCAAAATACGTCGTGTCCGGTCTTGGGTTACGGATGGCTTGCGGGTCGTCTACCGGGTACAAACCGAGCGACAACTGCGGCTGATCAGGCTCCCAACATTCGATACAAACCAGAATATTAACGTTCTTAGTTTTAATAACGAGCGGTTTGAGATCCTTCAACTTATAGCGCCACCCGCAGCGGTCACACTGCGAAATCGCGTGTTTGCCTGATGCAAACCTATTCGGCATCTCAGTACCCGCCTAAGAACGACTCACGCGGCACAAAGCGCACCGCTGCCTTCTCCCGATCCTCGCCAGCAGCCAAATCCCAAGCCTCGTCATATTGAGCCTTGAGTATCGCCGTCCGCACTTCAGCCCCCGGAATCTTCATTGAGAGCATGTAGGCAAGGCCCGCTACCAAGCAGGGCAAGAATCGGAACGGAATATCCTGACCGTTGGAGCCGTTTCCAACATCGAACATTCGGCGTAAACGGGTGTAGTACAGGGTGTAAGTCGTGCTGTTGTCGGGCTTCGGCCACACCGTGAACTGCGGATAGACCACCGCCCCCGCTGAGTCCGTTGCTCCCGTACGACGGTTGATCCAAATCTGAATCGGACGGCCCGTCGCGTTCTTGTTCGGGATTGCTACGTAGGTGCTAGAGGAAATACGGCTGATGTTGATATCAACCTGATTCGTGCCCGTGCCTGTGCGGATCACGTGGTCAAGCAGGTCTACCGTATCGGCAGGGAGGTCGTAAGTCCCCGTGTTGTAGGACAGTGCGTGCGTCCCTTGCTCCAGCGTCCAGAGGTTAACGCCCCGATTTGCCCAGTCCATTAGCAGCAAGGACAGGCTCCGCTTCGACGTACGTAGGTCATAACCGGTACGCAATTCCGCACCACAACGCTCGAAAGCCTCCTCCACAATCGTGTTGAGGTCGAGATTAAAATCCGTTGTCGCTGTGGTTTTGTCAGCCATTACATTCCCCGCCGTCTATACGACCTTACTTTTTCTTTAACGCCTTTAGGCTGCGCGACAAACTGCTTGCCTTGCGCTTTACCTTTCCGCTTAGCGGCGGTGGTGCGGGCATACTCAGCAGGACTGAGAGCCTTGATCGCAGCCTCTGGAAGATACCTTTCACCCGTGTCAGAAGATCGTTTACCACTTTTGGTTCTCCATTTTTGCTGCGTCCACGCTTTAAGAGACTGCTGGGGGGCTTTCATGACTTGTATCCGCCACCCTTAGACTTGTACTGCTTTGCCAGCAACTGCGCTTTTCTTGCGCTCCACTGACCCGCCTTGGTACCCTGCACGGCCCGGCCCTTGATCGACTCAAAGAGCCGCTTACGCATACCGGGCTTCGTATAATTTCCCGCCTCATTCACGCGGCTCTCACCGCCCTTGGCGAAGGTTTTGATAGGTTTCCCAGTCCCCAGTACGGGCTTATCATCCCCCCTGCGCTTCGCTCGGGGGATCTTTTTCGGCATCATCGCGCCCATACCGCGAGAAGGCATCATACGAACTTGCCTCGGGTTTTACCCTTTTTGGCGACACCGTCACCACGGCAGCAAGAAGACTTGATCTTACCGCCAGAGGCCCTGCTCTCTATCTTAGCGTTTCCTAGTCTCTCGCCTTTACCCTTATAAGAAGGCGGATTATGTTCTTCGGATTCGATCAGGTAGTACTCATTAGACTTCTGGTCAAACCCGATGATTGGCTCTCTAAAAGCCTTCCCGCTTCCACGGTATGGCCCCGTCTTGCCCCGCACTACCGCACGATTACGCAATCTTACGATGTCCTCGTAAGGCACGTTCATGCGCTTAAGGAGGTCCGCTACTTTTGGATCACGCGGATCGTAAGCAACGACTTCCTCGGTTTCCCCGCCTTCCGCAAACTTTTTTACTCGCGGCTTGGGGGGCTTCGGCATACGCGGCATACGGATGGAAGACGCCCCGAACCGAGGCATCTTCTTTTTAAACATCCCAGCGGTGTACTTCGGGATGCGGTTCATGATTAAACCATCCGGCCTCGGGTCTTACCCTTCGTCGCGCAGCCATCAGCACGCTTGGAAGCAGAAGAACGTGCCGTACCGCCTCCAGCCATTTTCTTTTTCGGCGGGGCCTTCTTAATGTCGTCGCCAAAACCAGCGCCCGGCTTAATCGTCGGGACATCCGGCAGCATATGTCGAGGAATTAAATCGTCGCGGGGCGACGTAGGCGGCATTGCAGGTTTACGAGCATTCTTAGACATTAGCATTTACCGCCATAAGCCATTTTGACCATCTTGCCCTTGG